GTGAACCGTACGCACACCGTACCCACCGGCCCGGCCCGAACGGTCCTGGCCTGCACCACGCTGGAGCAGCTCTGCTCGGGCGACGACGCCGCGATCCGTGCTGACGACGGCACGAACCCGCGCGCCTACGTCGTGATGAGGCCCGACGGCACGCTCGACGTGCCCGAGGTCGCCGCGTACGTCCGCCGCGACGTCGAGGCGGTGGCGGCATGAGCACCATCGACCCGGCGGCGCTGTACCGCGCTGTCGACGACGCACTCGGCCCGGACGCCGGCGAGGTCTACGACGTCGGAGGCGTCGTGGCGACCCTGCTGGACAAGCTCGACGAGCCGACATCATGCTCGGCTCCCGAAGAGCATGTCGATCGAGTTGTGCTCGTAGCGACCACCTCGATCCCCGCTGACGTCTTTTGGCTGGCAGTCGCCGACAACCGGCTGCCGGATCGCACCGGCCCCTGCCCGCAGGAGCTCTCGTGGTGCACCAGCCACGGATTCGGCGACGACCCCGGTGACCTGGGGTGGCACGAGCACGTCATCAGCCGCGACGTCGCGGTGACGCTGGACCGCACGGTCAGCGACGAGCCTCGGGTCGCGATCGGCGGTCGGATCGGCGACGAGGAGTACCTCACCCCGTCGCAGGCCCAGGCACTCGCTGAGGACCTCGTGCGGGCCGCGGCGTACATCGCGGGGATCGACGACTGAGCGAGGAAGCGCCGTCGCTCAGTCGCCGACGTCGTTGCGGCTGTAGCGCCGGCGCTTGCCGAGCTTGCGCTGCACGGCGATGGGGTCACGCTGGCGCCTGCCCTGCCCGCGGCGCTTCTGCGGCTTGCACATTGCACAGCCACGCCAGGAGCGGGACGGGTGAGCCTGCGACATGCCGGCCAGCCTAGCTCTGGGCGGCGGACTTCGCCTTCGCATTCGGCACGCGCCAGACGCCGTACAGGGTGCCGAGGCCTGCCAGCGCCACGGTGACCCACTCGGCGGTGGTGACGTGGTCGTCGGCGAGTGCGGTGCCGAGCGCGGTCAGGGTCGCGATCGACGCGCCGACGAGGGCCTTGGCGACAGGCTTGAGGGTCTCGAGGTTCATAATCACTTCCTCCCGATCTTGTAGAGCCAGGACAGGGCTCGGTTGGTCCGCCGGGTGCGGACCTTCTTCCCGGACGCCTTGGCGTTCTTGCGGGCCTCGCGTGCGGCCTGGATCGCGGTACCGACGTCGGCCGGCCGCCGGATCGGGCGCTTGCGGAACTGGTAGCCGTTGCCGTCGACCAGGACATAGCCGAGCAGGGTCAGGCCCCAACGCCGCGAGAGGTCGTCGATGTGGGCGCGGCCGACCGAGCGGGCGCCGTTGACGTCGGTGGAGATCACGCGGCCCTTGCCGAGCGCGACGGCGGCGTGGCCGTGGCCGTTGGAGCCGCCCGACCAGTAGACGGCGGCGCCGCGCGGGATCTTCTGCGACTTCGTGGTGGCGACGACGGTGCCGTGGGCCTTGGCGCGCTTCCACGCGTCGACCGCGTCGGCGTCCTTGTCGCCGTCGAAGTTCCCGCTGGACGGCACGCCGTAGCAGCCGCGGGTGAAGAGCTGGCAGTAGCCGGCCTCGGGCATCTTGTTGTGGCCGATCTTGCCGGCGGCGTAGGCGACGGCGGCCTCTCCCATGCGCGGCGCGGGCTTGGTCACGGTGTGTCCTCTCGCTTGCCGAGGGCCTTCCAGACCTCTCGGAACTCGTTGTTGCTCCAGTCCAGGTGGCGCTGGAGCGCGTTGCGGTCGTCCTCGAGCCGGTTGCCGAGGGTGACCACGGCCTGCTGGACGTCGTCGATCCGGTCGAGCACGGTCGGGCGGGTGTTGCTGTGGTGGTTCTCGGTGACCTGCTTCTTGACGAGCTCGACGGGCTTGACGAGGTGCTCGCGCAGGTAGGGCACGAGGATGAACTTCGTGGCGAGCCCGGCGATGGTGCACAGCGTCAGCAGCGTCCCGAGGGACCAGGTGATGGTGGTCTGCACTTCGCTCACTGGTTCTTCCTCCCGAGAGGGTTGGGCCCTACCGGGCGCGGATGATGAACCACAGGGCGCGCCAGGGGTTCAGGACGTTGACCGGGTTGCTCGAGCCGAGGGTGGCCGCGGAGCCGCCGCCGCCGGTGAGGTCGCCGATGTTGGTGACGCGGATGCCTGCGCCGGTCTGCTCGGTGTTCGAGGTGTGCCGGATCGGCACGGACGGCAGGTTGCCCTGGGTCAGCGTCACGGTGTTGTTGCCGCCGGAGGTGCCGAGCGCCTTGGTGCCGGCGCCGATCGGGAACCGGTCGGTGAAGTTCGGCAGCGTGGTTCCGCCGAGCAGGTCCTCGAGGTCGGGGTAGTCGGTGCCGGAGAAGGCGGAGCCGTCGCAGAGCAGCCACCCGGCGGGCACGTCGGCGGAGGCGCCGAACCACATCGTGACCTCGCCGACGGGGCGCAGGAGCTGGCCGATCGTCTTGCCGCCGGCGCCGGTCTGCGGCGACGGCGTGAAGGTTGGCGCGGCGACGGTGGTCGGCTGGGTCAGGCTGTAGCGCACCAGCCACTTCTCCGGGGTGATGGTGTGCTCGATGGCGGTGATCCGAAGGTGGACCGGATCCTCTTCGCCGACGACGACGCCGAGGCCGCCGTAGAGGTCCCAGTAGGACGAGTTCGTCGCGGAGGCGACGTGGGTGTCGGTGGTCAGCGTGCGGGTGATCGAGTTGACCCGGACGGCCGGTGTCGAGTTCGCGGTGAGGATCGCGTCGGCGTAGTCGGCGAGGTCGGCCGTCTCCTCGGCGATGCCCTGCACGGTGTAGGTCGCCGACCGTACGCCCCAGGTCGCGATCGAGGCCTCGTCGCGGTACGGGCCGTAGGCGACCTCCTCGGTCTCGCCGGTCGAGGGGTTGTGGCGGAGGAAGGTGAGGTTGACCTCGTTGACGCAGTCCTCGGTGTTGTAGGAGAGGTCGAGGTCGGTGTAGTCGCCGGGGCCGACGGTCAGCCAGATCGGGGACATGTCGTCGGCGTCGTGGACCTGGAAGACGCCGGCGTGGTCGACCCAGGCGTAGCCGAGGTTCGTGTCGCGGGTGATCGCGACCTGGTCGACGGCCGAGGCGTTCTCGTTGAGCGCGACGATCGCGGTGGGCGTGAAGTTGTTGACGTTGCCGTTGCAGTTCCACGGCACGCCGCAGCCCTGGAGGACGTGCGGGAGCTCGTCGATCGTCGCGACGCCCTCGGTGCGCTTGGTGTTGGCGAGGGTGGCGAGGTTGTCGACGGCGGTCAGCTCGATCCGGGCGCGCTTGGGGTCGGGGACGCCGCTGCGCTTGTACTCGTAGGTGACGTTCGCCGAGGCGACCTTGCCAGTGAAGAACGGACGCCAGGACCCGTCACCGAACAGTCCGACGAGGCGGCAGTGGCGGCCGGGACGGATGGTGTCGGCGGTCGAGGGGTCGAGGCTGGCGTCGAGGATGGTCGCGGTCAGGGTGCCGGTGTTCAGGGCCTCGCGGGTGACCTTGATGTCGTGGGTCGGGCCGAGCACGTCGACGTACGGGACCGGGTCGAGGTCGGACAGGTCGGCCAGCTCGCCGGCGGTGTCGGCGACCGCGGCGACGACCTCGTTGACGTCGAAGACTCGTCCGGACGGCAGCGGAGTGCCGGTGTTGGTGGAGATGTCGAAGCGCAGCCGGAAGGCGGTGGTGCCGGCCGGTGCGAGGTGGGATCCGTAGGTGGTGACGGTCTCGGCGCTGAGGTAGCCGGTCGGCGTCGACGCCGACAGGACGGTCAGGGACGAGTCCAGCCACTCCAGCGAGGCGCGGTAGTAGGTGCTGCTGGAGATGTTCTGGAGGTTCCACGACGCCGCGGCGTACTGGCCCGCCAGGACCTGCATCGGCTCGGTGTAGAAGAAGTCGGGCTCGCTGCCCTCGCCACCGGTGGAGTAGCGCAGCACCACGGGACCCAGGACGTCGGAGGCCTTGAGGCTGCCGGCGCCGGCCGGGATCCATCCCCACGCCCCGACGCCGAGGTCGCCGCCTGGGTTCACCGCGAGGTTGACCGGCCACCCGGGGTCGTAGGCGACCTCGAGGCGGAGCACGTCGACGGTCTTGAACTCCTGGGCCATCAGACAGCCCTCACCCGGCCGCCGGCGGCGCGGTAGGCGTCGAGGTCCATCTGGATCGCGCGGCCGCGCTGGAGCGCCGAGACCTGATCGGCGGTGAGCCGGACACTGACCGTGCCCGCCCGGTTCGGGTCGCTCCAGGGGTCGTAGAGCGTGTCGGCGCGCAGGGTCGGCTTGTCGAAGCCGTCGACCAGAGACCCGGCGAGGACCTTGCCGGCCTTCGCGGCGCGGTAGTCGTCGAGGCCGATCACCAGGCCGTCGGTGACCTGGCCGCCGATGTCCTCGAACACGCCGGACGGGCTCTTGATCTTCAGCGCCTTCTTCACGGCCTTGGCGATCGCGCGGGCCATGCGTGTGGCCTGCCGCTCGAGCTGCCGCTGCTGGGACTTCATGCCGCGCAGGAGACCTTGGGCGGTCTTGATCCCGGCGTCGTACATCGTCTTGGAGGTCTGGGTGCCGAGGACCTTGCCCGAGGTGCTGATCTGGCCCTGGAGCTTGTTGACCTCCTTGACTGCGGCCTTGCCGCCGGAGGCGAGCGCCTCGGCGGTCGCGAGGCCGCCCTCGACGCCGGCGTCGAGGAGCTGCTGGATCGCGGTCTTGTTCAGGCCCCGCTTGGTCAGCGTCTGGATCAGGGCCTGGAAGCGCTTCGACTCCTGTGCCTGGTCCTTGAGCTGGTCGATCAGGTTGGACAGCGAGACTGTGCCGTCCTCGTTCTGTCCGAACTGGGTCAGGGAGCCCTCGGCGACGATCGAGGAGCGCACCGAGGCGGCGAACTGGTTGCGGCGCTGGATCAGGTCGGTCACGCGCTGCTGCTGGCGGGCGACGCGGTTGAGCTGCCGCTGGTAGGCGTTCGCCTTCTTCTGCAGGCCCTTGGTCGCGTCGGTGAGCCACTTGTTCCAGGCCCGCTCCATCCGCGGCTTGAAGTCCTTCTCGGTGGTCTTCTCGTAGGTCTTGCCGATCTTGCGGATGACCTTGTCGAAGTTCGACCGCACGCCTGAGGCGCCCTCGTCGAGGCCCTGAGTGAGCCAGTCGACGGTGGCACGGCCGGTGGCCTTGATCAGCGGGCGGGCCTCCTTCATCCCGACCGCGAGCCCGGCGCCCATCTGCTTGCCGACGCGGGCCATCAGCCGCGACGGGGACTTGACCTCGGCGCGGGCCTTGGCGGCGCGCTCGGCGTTCAGCACGGCCTGCTCGGCGGCGGCCTGGATGATCCCGTTCTGCGACGCGATCCCGGACGCGATGCCGGCGCCCATCGCCGAGCCGACACCGGAGCCGCTCGAGGATGCGGTGGTCCTGGCGGTCGTGCCTGCGCTGGAGACGGCAGCGCGGAGGTCGGCGCCGAGCTGCCCGCCGATGCCGTTGAAGGACTTCGCGACCGGGGACCGCAGGTTGCTCGAGGCGTTGCGTCCGCCCTGGGCGGCCTCCTGCTCGATCTTCTTCGCCGCGGTGCGGATCTCCTTGACCGAGGCGTCGGAGCCGACGGCCTTGAGGATCAGCGCGATCTGCTTGCGGTCGAGGTCGCCCGACGTCGCGACGACCTCGGCGAGGTTGCGCTTGGTGGCGACGAAGCCGGGGGTCTCGAGCTTGGTGGAGACCTTCTTCGGGACCTTGCCGGCGAGGCTGCCGATGTCGAACAGGCTCTGGGCGTAGGCCTGCTGCTTCTTGGTGGCCTTGTCGACCTCGTCGGCCTGGCCCTTGGTCGTCTTCGCCAGCTTCTCCAGCTCGGACTTCTCCGACTTCAACGCCTTCAGCTTGCGCTCGGTCGCGTCGAGCGCGGCCTCCTCCGACTCGACCTCGTAGCCGCGCTGGATCCGCCGCTCGTCGAGCTTGATCTTCAGCGCCTCCTGCGCGGCGATCTCCTTGTCGAGCGCGGAGACCCGGGCGTTGGCCCGGCCGGCGATCAGACCGTAGGCCTTGCCCTCGCCCTCGAGCGCGGCGGTGACCAGCTTCGACGTCGGGATCCCGAGCGAGTTCGCGGTCTCGAACAGGCCCTGGTCCTGGAGGTTCTTCGCGACGACAGCGCGGGTGGTCTTGGTGGTCGCGCCGGTCAGCTCGTTGAGGGTGTCGATCAGGTCCTGGTTCTTCAGCGACAGGTCGGCCGAGGCGTCGCCGGAGTCCTTCAGCGCTGGGACCAGCACGCCGCTCAGCAGCCCGGCGGTCGCGCCGATGCCCGCACCGAGCGGGCCGCCGACGGAGAAGCCGAGCGCCGCGCCGCCGACGGTGGACTGGAGCGCGCCTGCGGCCGAGTTCGAGTTTGTCAGGCCCTGGGTGAGCGCGACCATGCCTCCGATGCCGGCGACGGTGCGGGCGGTGCTGCCGAGCCCGGCGGTGACGGCCTGGAGCCGCTGGGTGCGGGTCTCGGCGTAGGTCAGCTCGGCCTGGGTCTGGCGCAGCCGCGCGGAGAACGTGGTGAGGCCGCCGGACACGCCCGCGAGGGCGCCGGTGAGCCGCGGCAGGACCAGCGCGGCGACCGCGGCCTGGGCGGCGGTGGACTTGAGCGGGCCGGGGATCGACTCGAACAGGTCCACGACCGGGCCGACCACGTCGCCGACGGCGTCGAAGGCGTTCTCGGTGGCGTCCATCGCCCGGGGAAGCTGGCCGGACAGCCACTGTGTGACGTCGGTGAGGACGGGCAGCAGACGCTGGCCGAGCTCGGCCTGGGCGTCCTTCCACTGCGCCGTCAGACGCTGCTGCGACCCGGCCAGGGTGTCGGACTCCTTGGCGAACGTGCCCTGGGCGTCGGCCGAGCCCTTCAGGATCAGCTCGGTCCGGGCGATCTGCTCGGCCTGCTTTCGGGCGGCACCGGTCAGCTCGTCCTGCCCCTTGGCGGCCAGGCGCGCGTTCACGTCGCTCTGCTTGATGCTGATGCCGTAGCGCTCGATCGGGTCGGTCTCGCCCTTGAACGCGCTCGACAGCGCCTCGACGGCCTCCTTGGTCGAGCCGCCGAACTGGGCGGACAGGTCGGCCGCGACCCCGATCATCTGCTCGGTCTTGCCGGCGAGCTTGTCCAGGTCGACGCCCTGGCCCTTGAACAGGGCGCCGAGGAGGTTGGCGTTCTCGCGGTACTCGTTGGCGCTCAGGCCGTACTTGTCGGCGGCACGCTCGGACTCGGACACGACGGTGTCGGCGTACTGCTTGAAGATGCTCTCGGTCGCGCCGATGGACTGCTGGGCGCCCGAGGCGGCGTCGGTGACGGACTTGAAGCCCTGCACGACGCCGGCGACGCCGATCAGGGCGGCGCCGGCGCCGAGGGTGCGCTTCAGCGACGACGAGAAGCCGTTGACCTCACGCTGGGCCTGGCTCGCGTTCGCCAGGATCGAGATCCTGATCGGCTTCGCCATCGCCGCTCACCAGCCCTTCTTCTTCAGGTCCGCCGCCGCTCGGAGGAACTCGTCACGCTCGAGCCGGGTGAGCTCGAGGTAGGTCTGCGGGGTCTGGCCTGTCGCGTAGCACCAGTGGCCCCGGTCGTACGCCCGTCGCCGGGCCGCCTTCAGCCTTTTCCCGACTCCGTGAACGGCTCGTCGGGCATCAGCTCGTCGGGCTCCTCGACGAAGTACTCGCCGAGGTCCTTGCGGGTCAGGTCCAGCGCCGCGGCCTTCGCGTCCTTCGCGCTCTTGCCGCCGCGCTTCTCGACCACGAACACCAGCGCCCTCGTCAGCCGGGTCGCGTTGTCGGCGAGGTCCTCCAGCGTCGCGCCGAACGCGGTCGCGACGGCCTCCTCCTCGTGGCCGGTCATGCCCTGGAGCACCTCGACCGTCGTCATGCCTGCGCTCATGACAGTCCCTTCCTTCGGATCTGGTTGTTGATCTCGTCCTCGAGCATCCGGACCGCGACGTCGTCCATCACGGCGTCGGTGCGCTCGAAGAACCCTGCGGGTGCGATGTTGCGGGCCGGCCATCCCCACTGGATCGGGCCGGCGTACGGGATGGTGGAGCGGCCGACGGCGACCACGGCCTTGGACTTGGCCCGGTTGCCGCGGACGTCGCCGCGGAGGCGTCCGGTGCGTGCGGGGACGTAGCGCGCCATGACGGACGCGCCGGTCCTCGCGATGTTGCTGAACGCCGTCTTGAGGTCCTCGAGCTCCAGGCCGAGGGTCTGGAGGTCGCGGACGACCCGGTTCAGACCCTCGACCTTGAGACCTGTCTCCCTGGCCATGGCTCAGGCCGTGACCTCGGTCGGCTTGCCGGTGAGGTCCCACTCGCACTCGATCGTGAAGCGGGCCGAGGTCGAGGCGTCGGCGTCGCCGCCGATCAGGTCGCCCTCGGGCTCCTTGATGACCGCGGTCATCGTGTAGTGCGGCTCGGTCGCGCTGGCCGTGGCGTTGCCGTACGGCATCAGCGTCACCGGGACCTCGTCGCCGGCGTTGTCGAACACCTCGCGCCACATGGTGCCGGTGGCGGCGTCCTGCACGGCGGTGAACGTCAGCTTGTAGTCGCGCGCGCCGCCGGAGGCAGCGTCGGCGAACGTGACGAAGTCGGAGTCCGACTCCGCGGTGGTGACCCGGACGGCCGACACCTCTGCGGTGTGGTCGGCGGAGTCCACCTCGATCTTCATGAGCCTCGTGCCGATTCCGGCCATCTCAGTTCTCCTCTTCTCGGTTGCCCTGGATCAGGGCGATGGGGACGGTCCCTGATTCCAGGGCCAGCTGCTGCGTGATCACGTCGGTGATCCGCATGTGCGAGGCGAGAGCGGCGACTACGAGCGGCGCCTTCTCGTCCAGGAACTTCTCGGCGGTCGCCTGGTCCTGAGGCAGGAAGATCACGACCTGCCAAGTGATCAGGCCACCGAAGTTGGTGCCCTGCGGGTAAGCGGTCCGGTCGTAGCGGACCATCCCCGAGCCGGGCTTCGTGGTCTGGCGGAAGTACGGGCTGACGTCGACCCCGTCGACCGTCGAGGCGGCCGTGGCGAGCGCCTGGCGGACCGTGGCGCTCATCCGAGCGTCACCCGTCGGTACGGAGCCTCGAGGCGGGTGACCTCGCGGTCCGTTCCACCGACCCGGGTCTGCGCGACCGCGGCCTCGGAGATCGACGCCTGCACGCCGAGCGGCAGGGCCCGGTTCGCCAGGTTGACCGCGACGCGGCGACAGAGCGCCTCGACGAGGTCGGCCGGCCAGTCGTCGGCATCACCGGGGACACGGCAGCGGACCGCCTGCGCGGCCTTCTCCGAGGCGAGGGCAGAGGAGATGACGGAGTCGCTCCACGACGACGAGTCGTCGAGGTAGGCCATCACGTCGCCCAGGACGGGTGCCGCCATCTCCCCTGCCTCCTCTCAGTCCTTCGACTCGGTCTTCTTGGCCGCCTTCTTGGCGGGCCGGGACGCCGGGCGCGCAGACTCCGACGTCCCGGCCGTCTTGGCCTTCACCCGCGATGTGATCGGCTCCGGAGCCGGGGCCGGCGGGTTCGGGTTCTTGCGCCGCCGTGCCTTGACCGCCTGCTCGGCGATCTCGGCCGGGTGCGTGATCTGCTTGTCGTCGCTCATCGCTCAGACCTCCTCGTCGCCGTCGATCAGGACAGCGCGTAGACGACCTTGCGGAGGCCCGTGACGTCGTAGACGATCCCGGCGAAGTAGCCCCAGGCGCCGATGTCCCAGCCCTCGACGGACTCGTTGAGCTTGTCCAGGCGCGACAGGCCGGAGTTCCAGACGTGCACCGCACCCGGATCCGCGAGGATCGAGGCCTCGTTGACGCCGGTGGCGCCGAGCGAGTGCGCGGGCTCCATCCGGTACCCGGCGATGTCGAGGAAGCTGTACTTCCCGCCGGAGACGCCGTCGCGGTTGCTGGGGTTGATGATCGGGTAGCGCTTCTCCCCGTCGCCGTTCTCGTACGTCGCGAGCAGCGAGTAGAGGTCGACGTGGCCGAACATCTTCGTGAAGCGGGTGCCCTCCGGGTCGAACTGGAGGCCGACCAGCCCGGCCTCGACCGCGAGACCGGCGACGTTGCCGGCAGCGCCCGCAGCGGGCGAGGCCAGCGCGGTGATCGAGCCGAGCGCCGCGGTGATGAGGGCGGCGGTCTTGGTCTCCAGCGCGATCGAGAACGAGCGCGTGAACTCGTTCCAGACCAGGCCCGAGACGTTCGGGTTGCCGCCCTGGTCGCCGACCTCGCGGGTCACGTGGACCTTGCCGGAGACCGGCGCCGGGGTCACGGTCGCGCCCGCGGCGGTCACGACGTCACCGTCGGCCGGGTCGGTGCCCTCGGTGTGGTCCGCGACGCCCGCGTCGGTGCTGGCGCGATCGAGCTTCGACCAGAAGAACGGCTGCACGCTCGACAGCCCGCCCTTGCGGAAGGTGTCGAACAGCGGCGACGTCGGCACCGGGGCCTGACCGAGGAACATGTCCGGTCGGTACGTCGCCGGGTTCACGTTGCTCGTGTCGCCGGTGTCGACGAACTGCGGCCCGTCGGTGAGGTGCTCGGCGGTGAAGGTCTTCACCCGCTCGAGCGCGGCGAGGTCGCCGTTCGCGGCGTGCAGCAGGTCCTCGGCGAAGTCGAAGCCGCTCGGTGCGGGCTCGGAGCCGGCGAAGCGGTAGATCGGCTCCTCGACGACCGTCAGGCCGGGGGTCGCGGTGACCGGGGCCTTGAACTCCTTGAGACCCTCGAGGGTCTTCTCCAGGCCGTCGACGCGCTCGGTGAGCGCCGTGCCCTGGTCAGCGGAGAACGCGACCGATGCCGGGTCCTCCGTGGTCTTCTCCTCGGGCATGACGCCCTCCTCTCGGTTGTCCGCGGCGGACGCCGCGACGGATGTGATGTGCGCGCCCTCGAAGGCCGGCCGCAGCACGACGGCCGCGCCGACGAGCAGCGAGCTCAGCGAGTCCTGCACTCCCTCGGCGTCGGGCGGCGTGAAGTCGCCGCCCATCTCGGCGCTGAAGTTCTTCAGCACCGGGGTCTCCGGGTCCGACAGCGCGAGCACCCGGTCGCCCTCGGGCGTCCGGGCGATCTTGAAGTCCGCCAGGATCCCGTCGTCGGTGATCGTGAACGCCTTGCCGACGCCGACCTGGCTCGGCAGAGCGTCGCGGTCGTGGCCGTAGTTCAGGACCACGTCGCTCGGGTTCTCGGGGACGCTGGTCGTCTCCCGGGAGAACCGGAAGCGCCCGGTCTTGCCGGTGCGGGTGTCGCGGGCCGGGCGGCTCACGACGTTGAACGGCAGCAGGACCCCGCGGAGCATCCGGGTCTCCGGCTCCACCGACAGCGCGACGGCGCCCTCGGTCGCCTCGAACGTGATCGGCTCAGGCATCAGCGGCCTCCTGGGTGCGGGCGGGCAGCGTGGGACGCTCAGGGGCGGCTCCGGTCAGGCCGCGCTGGTCGCGTGCCTCCTCGGGCCGCAGGACGCCGGCGTCGATCAGGGTCTTGTCGGTCTCGGCGCGGGTCTGGTCGTCGGCGCGCAGGAACGTCGCGGTGTCGAAGCGCGCTCGGTAGCCGCGCGGGGACACGTCGTTCATCGACAGGCGGTCCTCGATCGCGGTCATCAGCGGGCCGAGGGTGAAGTCGAGGAACTGGCGGCGGCGGTCCTGGATGTTCGCGTACGTCCGCGACGTCGTCGAGACCGACAGCTCCTCGGCGTCGATGCTCGTCAGCCGGGCGATCTCGGTGATCGCGAACTCCCGCGCCTGCGCCATCTGGAGCTGCTCGGGGTTGAAGGCGTTGGAGTGGTACGCCAGAGCCGCGGGGACGTACGCCGTCGAGCGGGTCTTGCGAGCCGTCGCCCACGCCTCCAGGAGGTCGGTGATGTCCTCGTCCTCGGCCGGGTCAGCGCCCTCGGCCGGCGTGAAGTAGTCCATCGGCGGGACGCCCTCGGCCTGATTCAGCGCCGCCTGCTCGAGGCGGGTCATCGCGCGGATCGCACGGGCGCCGGCAACCAGCAGCGCGTCGTTCGGCGAGTCGAAGCGGATGAGCTGGTCATCGGGCAGGAACTGGAGGGCCATGCCGTTGCCGGTGCGGCTGTAGTAGACCCGGCTGTCCGGCTGCACCGTGACCGACGTCGGCTCCAAACGGATCACCTCGGCCGGCTTTCCGTGCCAGCCCGTGTGGGTGACGCGCCACCAGCAGCGGGACTCGAAGAGCAGGTCCTCGGCGAGGCGGGTCAGCGTGACCGAGCGCGGCGTGCCGGACTCGGGCTGGTCGAACAGCGACCACTCGGTCGCCCCGCCGTCCGGTCCGACGAGCTGGAGAGGCATCTGGCCGATCGCGCCGCAGATGAGATCGCGGGCGCGCTTCACGGCCGGGACCGCGACGGCCTCCGTCCGGGTCACCCGCTGGCCGGGCACGCCCCACGGATCCGGAGCCGTCAGCGTGCCGTACAGGACGCCGCTGTCGATGACGGTCGAGAAGCGCGGACCCGAGACCCGCTGGGAGGCTGCGGCCTCAACCAGCGGGTCCCGTCCACCGAAGAAAATCCGGCTGAGCACTCCCACGGCATCATGATACCGAAGATTCTTCGGTTTAGCGGCAGCACAACCGCAGGATCTTTCGTCAGCGCGTCGCTGCGGTGACGATCCGCGGGCGGCCAACGCTCCCCCGGACCGCCTCGACGGCCCACACCGCAGCCTTCACCGCGTCGGCCCGACCACTGCTTACCACCCGGGCGCCGTCAGCCGACTTCGCCGTCCGGACCGCCAGGACCTGGTCGGACAGATGCTCTCCGCCGTCGTGGCGGATCGCGTCCTCCGACAGCAGCCGGTCGAGCGCCTGCACCGCGGCCGCCGTGCGCTTCTCGCCGGTCCTGGTGCGGATGCCCTTCAGCGCCGGATCGTCGAGCAGGCTCGCGCCGACGGTCACGCGGCCGCGGAACCCGGACTCCCGCAGCGCGGCAACAGCGGCGGCGAGGTCCTCGTGGTTGGACACGGAGGCGACCGGCGGGCCCGCTTCCGAACGCCAGGCCAGCGCCAGGCTGACGCCGTCCGCAAACCAGCTCTCGATCGCGGCGGCGTCCGGAGTGGCGAACGGGGCCTCGGCCTCGAGCTCGGCCCACGCCTCGGAGGTGACGAGCGGGTCGCCCCGGTCGACCTTGCGGTCCCGCAGCCGCCAGACGTTGAGGTACTGCGCCAAGAAGCCCTGCATCGGGTCGAGGTCGTCCGCCTCCGGGTCGACCTCACCGGCGAGCGCCTTGCGGTACTTCGCCTCGACCATCTGCCGACGGTCCTCCGACCAGTGCGGCGACGCGGCCCGCCAGACCTCCGGGTCACCCGGGTCGGAACCAGGTGGTGCGCCCCAGACCAGCACCATCGTCCGGCCGTCCTCCTCGACGAGCGACTCCATGATCCTGCCGCGCATCAGCGACGTCGCGCGACGGTGCGCGGTCGAGGTCAGCAGGAGCTGCGGCGACTGGCGCTCGAGCATCGACGGCTCGAGGTCGTCGTCGATCGCCGCCGGCGGCACGTCCCACGCCTCGTCGACCAGCGCGAGGCAGCAGTCGTACCCGGTCGTCGAGTCCTTCGACCGCGCCACCCACCGGTTGGTCTCCTGGTACGACACCTCCGGCTCCGTCATGCCTCGCTTGGTCGCCCACTCCTCGTGGGCCTCAGCCCAGGGCCACGCCTTGCGCAGGACCTCGCGCACGATCGCCAGGTCCTTGCCGGTGTGGACGATGAGCTGCTCCGGCTCGAACAGCACCGGGCCGAGCGCGAGGCGCCACAGGGCCATAGCCCGCAAACGGACCGACTTCCCGATCCGCCGCGGCCCCGACTCCAGCACCGTGCGCCACACCAGCGTCCCGTCCTCCCGGTGCTGGAGCTGGAGCACGATCGCCAGACGCTGCCACCACCGGAACCGCAGCGGGCGGCCACGCTCGGTCAGGTTCGACTCCATCCACGCGATCGCCTCGGGGCCGTACGACCCCACAGCCTCGGGATGCACCGACGACACCCACAGAGGCGCAGACGCATCCTCAGGAAGGTCGAGGTACGGCAGCAGCCACTCGGGCGCTCCCTGGACGAGCTCGGGCCACGACAGGCCGTCACGTGCCTCGACAGGGCGCGCGAGGGCTCCGTGTGTGTGCACGGGAAGGTGCGGGGGCTGTCCGGCGGTCTCGCTGGGGGAAAAACTGTCGGTGTCGACCGCTATGCCAGCCTCGACCAGCGCCTCATGCTTGGCCTTCGCGATCACCTCAGCCTGCGCACTGGCGTCGGAGCATGGACGGCACTCCACCTGCCAGTTGCTCGGCGTCCACTCGAGATCCGGCCGCTTCCATCGCGGTTCGATGTGCCCGACCACCCACCGGTCCTTGGCCGTCAGCGGCTTGCCGCAACGGCCGCAGGGCCCGGGCAGCGCCGTACGTGCGACGTACGCCCGGGCCTCAGCGACCTTGCGTCCGCTCCAGCTCACAGCCCGAGCCGAGCACGCATCTCGGCCTGCTCGGCGTCGAGCTCGGCCTCGCGCTTCGCCCAGTGCCTCGCCACAGCCTTGCGGGTGCGGCCCTCGATCCACATGTCGAGGCCGGTGAGGATGGCGGCACCGGTGGCGGCGCCTGCGCTGAAGATGGCGATGAACTCGTTCATGAGGTCTCCTCGAGCTCGATGCGGACGATGTCGTGGCGGCGCGTACAGCGACCGCCGCACGCGAGGTTGTCGATCTCAGCGAGCGCGGCGAAGGCGGCCTCGCGATTGCTCCAGAGCGTGACGGTCAGCACCGAGCACCACGCGAGGACGGCGTACTTGCCCTCGCCTACGACCCACTCGGCACGCGGATACGCGCACTGCATGAACGTCTTGGTGGTGCGGTGCTTCCGGCTGCACCGGTGATTGCGGTAGGTCTTCATGCGGTCGCCTCCTTGGCGGCGAAGAAGTCATTGAGCGACGACGGGCCTTCAGCCGGTTCAGCCGGTTCGACCGGATCAGCCGGTTTCTTGGAGGGGTCCAGGCCGAAGCGGTGGAAGGCCGGCTCGAGGCTCGAGCGGGAGTACCCGCGAGGTCCGGGCTGGACAGGACGGCAGCTCGTGATCTTGTAGTTCCGGCTGAGCATCCGGCCCAGCGCTTGCGCTGTGAGGGGCTTGCCCTTCGATGAGTCGGCGCCCCACGCCTCGGGGTTGTGCCAGCGAAGCCGCTCGACGAGGTCCTCGGTCGGGAGGAAGGTCTCGCCGTCGGGCCAGACCTCGTGGATGTGCCGGAGGACGGCGACGGACGGCCGCTGCTGCACGATGCCGTCCTCGTGCTCGGCGGCGATCTCGCGGGCCTCGCGCAGAGCGAGCTCGTCGACGACCATCGGCCAGCGTCCGCCAGCCGCGACTGCGACTCGCTTGAGCGGCGCCCACCTCTCTCGGTTTCGCCCGCGGATCCCCTCGGGCAGTACCGGCCGATTAGTCCGAATCTCGTCCTTGACTCCCTCGGCCCAGAGGGCGACTCGCCGCCCAAGGTCGCGAGCGGCATCGTCGTACGTCTCCCAGTCGGAGTCCTCGGCCTCGCCATGGGTGTCCGGCATCAGCAGTACCCGCAGGGTCCGCGACTTGGTGTCGTCGGGGATCTTCGGATCGTTCCCGGCGAACGCGACCGGCGCGAACGTCGGCATCTCCTTCGTGATCCAGCCGCTCTCCTTGGTCGGGACCAGGACCGGCCTGGTGCCACCTCGCTTGTAGCCGGAGTTCAGGACGGCGATCAACTCGCCGACCCCCTCCTTGTCGGGTGAGAGGGTCCGGTCGGCTTCGTCAATGAGGATCGTCCGCATCCCGGAATCGAGCATCCTCGTCAGGAGCGCGGGAGACGCCAGGGACGCCATCTGCACTGGGTGCATGCAGACCCGCTCGAGGTGTTCGAGGACCGTGGTCTTGCCGGAACCCGGCACCGGAGAGTCGAGCTGAAGACGGGGCGTCGTGTAGGTCTCGACGCATACGTGGGTGTGGACGGCCCAGAGCGCGAGGAGGTCAAGGTCGGCTTCCTCGAGGGTGCAGATGAACCGGTCGAACCAGGCCCGAACCTCGTCGAGGATGGTCCAGCCGCTTCCTCCACCACCCTCCCCTGTAACCGGCTTTCCTGGCTGAACCGGCTGAACCGGCTGAGATTCGACCACCCACGCGTCGTCGACGGCGCTCACCACTCGACCGGGCCGCCCGGGTGGTCACCCGGGCGTGGCTTGGCGGCTTCGAGCTGGCGGCGGCGGCGCTCCGCGAACGGGACAACGGTCGACTGCGTCACCGGTGCCCAGGTCTCGCAGTGGTCGGCGATCCGATCGGCGTAGGCGTCGTCCTCGCCGGCCTTGTACGCGCGCCGCAGGTCGTCGAGCTGCTTGCGCAGGTCGTCGGCGAGCGTCTCGTCCTGCTGGGCCCATGCCTCGGCCGCGACGACGACGGCGGCGATCTTCGCCGGGTCCCGCGGTTCGAGCAGGCACCAGGCCTCGGAGCCGTAGCGCGGGATGTCCATCCCGCGGGCCTTGTCGACGAGCTGGCGCGCCCAGAGCTTGCGCCCGTTCACGAACGTCACGTACGGCGGTCCGTCAGCCAGACGGTCTGGCGCCGTCATCAGCCGGCCGCCGTCGGGATGGGGCGCAGGAGTGCGTCCAGGTCGGACTGCTTGATCCGGATGTGCCGGCTGCCCACTCGGTAGGCCGGCAGCGAGCCCTCGCTGATGAAACGACGGAGACTGCGCTCGGTGAAGCTCACGCGGGCCGAAGCTTCGGCCAAGGTCAGCCAGATAGTGTCTTCGGGGGTCGGCTGTGCCATGGTGGGACACGTCCCTTCTTGTGGTCGGGACGAGGGGCCGGGCGGTCTTCTTGGCGGGAGCTCCGCCCGGTCTCGTCAATCCGTTGCTGTGCCTGAATGTCGGTAACTACTTCCGTGTAAGTCCGACAGAAGAAGCACAGCACAATCGCCCGACAGGTGCGAACCCCGATCAACGAATCGGTAGACAGCGCCTCTCCGTGAGCGGTAGAACATGCTCATTCCGTGCACCTTTGGTGCCCGTGGTGGAACAAAGTTGCGCTTCTTGCGCATGTGACGTGACATGGCTCACATTTCGTTCACACTCGCGAAATCAGCGCTTCTTCCGCTTCTTCGAGCCCTTCGCGGCGTCACCCATCGCGTCCGCAATCTCTGCGTCGCGCCCCTCGGCCACGTGCTGGTACCGGAGCGCCACCGCCGACGTGCCGTGGCCGAGGCGGTCCATGAGCTCGCGCAGGTTCGCCCCAGCGCGCGCCGCCCACACGGCGGACGTGTGGCGTAGGTCGTGCACGCGCAGGTCGGGGACGCCCGCGGCGTCACGAGCGACGATCCAGCGTTGGTAGAACACCGACTGCGGGAGATGCTTGTCCTCGCCGGGGTGGTGAGGAAACAGCAGCGCGTCGTCGTCGGGCGCCACGTGGTCGTCGAGGTGCTCACGCAGGGCCGGGACGATCGTCCTAGACAACGCGACCTTGCGGATGCCGTTCTTGCTCTTCGGCTCGCCCACGATGTCGACGCCGTCGGCCCGTACGACGGCGCGGCGGACATAGACCGCTGGAGCGTCCAGGTCGAGGTCTCCGCGGCGCAGCTCGGCGAGCTCGCCGTAGCGCAGGCCGCCCCAGGCGGCGAGCAGGACCAGCGCCTGGTCTCGCTCCGGCATCGCCCGGACGATCTTCTCGAGCTGCTTCGGCGTGATCGGCCGGATCTCGCGCACGCGGCTCGTCTTGTCGGCGCCGGAGATCCGGCACGGGTTCGTCGTGGCGAGCGGAGGGCGATCCTTCTCGATCGCCTGGTGGAACAGCGACTTCAGCAGCGCGTAGGCGTGAGCGTTCTGCGTCCGGGTGTCGCGAGGCAGCGTGTCGTACCAGGCCTCGACGTCGGCCTCGGTGATGGACTTCATCGGCATGTCGCCCAGGGTCGGGAGGATGACCCGTTCGAGCAGGCCGCGGTACAGGACGATGGTCCGCGGGCGCAGCTTCTCGCCCCCACGGCTCCGGCGACGCTCGAGCGCCGGCATCGCGTACTCCCGCAGGGTCACGCCCGAGCGGCGCGTGCCTGACCTGGTCGCTGGCGCTGTCCAGGTCTTCTCGTCGTCGACCATCAGCTTGCGTTCTTTGGACAGCCAGCCCTCGGCGTCGGACGAGGTGTCGAAGGTGTTCGGCGCCGTGTGTCGCTTCAGGTCGGGCCCGATGTACGAGGCCTGATGCCGGCCCGACGGGAGCTTCCGGATGGCTCCGAACCCGCGCCTGGTCGCCTTCTTCTGGGTCTTCGCCAC